AAGGAGTCCGATTCTACACGGCCCTTGGTGAACCAAGCGACCGCTCCACCGACGATTGCTGCAACGCTCCCGACGATGGTGGTTTCTATCAGGTTCACTTCTTGACCTTTACTTTATCGATTGTCATCCAACCAACTGAAAGCAAGGTGATTAATGCACCAATAATCTCTTGCAAAGTTTCGGTGTCTAACAAGCCTTTGGCGACAAGTGTTCCACCAATGAAGGTTAACAGGTGGCGAAGGAGAGCGATGACGGCTGATTTCATAAAGGGTAGTTTAGGGGTTTCGGTGTTGCGTTTGCGAAAGAGTTTCATAAAGATTTGCGTTGGTTGTAGTCCTCCGTGTACTGCTCGTCCCAGCCTGCGAAGGTGTGGATTCCGACTGGTTCCGGCCAAGTTTGATACTTCGCCCAGTTCTTCGGTTCGTCGCCTTCCCATAGAATGTCAACACACCAAGCCTTTGGATTTGCAGGGTTGATATGTCCGAGTTCAACAACGGTGCGAGGCTCGACCTCCGAGTCGTTAATGGTTCGGAAATCAGCGTAAACTGCAAATTCGTATTTTCGGAAGGTAGCCATCGTTAGAGGGTCGTAAGGGCTGCGAGTTGACCGTCCGTGAGCCTTGTTGTGTAGAGCGCAGCAGCACGGATTCGGTCGTTTAAGAATGCCCCATCTGTTGCGGATGTCCCTAATCCGATTTTATTACAAGCGGGAACGCCTCTTGATGCCGTGCTTGCATACGCTGTGCCATTAAGTGCAAAACAATAATCATCCGTTTTATAGCCTAAGGCCATTTTGTAAACGCCACCCGTTGCTGGTATGGTTGGGATTGTAACCGTATAATTTGCATTTGCACCTGCAATTCTTATTATGGCTATTAAAGATGTTGCAGACGCAAAGGCTATTTGAATTCTATTTGAGTCGCTTCCATCGCTAATTGTAATCAATGGGCTTGTGTTTACTCTGCTCAATACGACCTCCGCATAAATCGTTCCCTCCGTCTGCCCGATGCATCCGCTGACTGCGCCTGATAGGTTGATAACGTCTGCGTTGCGGGTTACCGCTGCGCTGGTTGTGGGGATGTAGGAGGTTGCGACGGAGCCTGTTTCTACTTGTGCGCCCCAGACGAGAACACCATTGATTCCATTAGTGTCTGCTCCAGCGGTTACCTTACGAACGACCGCAACGGATGAACCACTTATTGCGCTTGTTACTTGACCCGTAACACGAATCCGATACCATCCGTTGCCGTAATTCTCAACCGCCTTGGAAGTTACAGATCCGTTTCCGACAATGTAATCCGTTAAGGTGAAATTCGTTAAATTAACCTCAACGCCCCAACGATTAGCACCTGACCCAGCACCTCCGTCTGAAAGGTAAAGCCAAACGGATGTGAGTGAGTTTGTTGGGGTCTTGATGAAGCAACTATACGAATAAGTGGTTGCATTGCTTAATGTTCCGCAAGCCACGTCGCCTCGGCCTGTTGTGCCAGAGTTAGGTATAAAAAGCCCAGCCGTTTGAGTATTGCTTGGCGATGCCCCTACATTACCCGAACTTCCGCTTGCGTTTGTGAACGACCAACTTTGGAAAGTTTCACTTTGCAAGCAGGTGTTCTGCGCCTGTGGCTCCACCAACAACGCAGGGCAGCCAGCCGTTCCACCGCTTGTGTAGTAATCAAGGCGAGGCACACCCGAAGCCACCGACTCAATCAAGCCGTTTGCATTCACACGGGTCGCAGTCGTTGCACGGGTTACATTGAAGTCGCCCGATGCACCAAGAACCACACCGCCCGAAGTGGTTGCCAAGGGTGTGTAGAGTTTGCCCGTTTTGAATCGTGCAGGTACTAAAATCAGCGATGGTGTCGGCATTGTTAGAAGTTGAAGATTGCAGCGAATCGGACGAACAGGCAGCCATTCACGGCAGCCTCGGCAGCGGTTGCTCCGTCAGCCGTAGCCCTTGCGTTGAACAAAGCCCAAACTCCAGCAGCGACTCCGCCTTGGAGCATGTTCGTGGGATAGCCGTAGCCGTAGCCTATCAGCATCTTACAGGAAGGTATAACCGATGACGGAACCTGCGCTTGGAGTAACGGCCGTAATCTTACCGCCATTGCGTCCTGAAATCACGATGCCAGCGGAAACGGATTTGCCACTCAAAGCGTAAGCGGTTAGCAGGTTCTCGCTTCCAGTTCCAGTTAAAGTCGTGAATGTGGCTGCGGTGTTGACTACCAAGAAGTCGTAGTTTTTGCCACTCACGGCAGCATCGACAAACTCCATCGTACCGCCCTGACCGAGCATTTGTTGCAATATGGGTGTAGGCATTTTTTAGCGTTTAATTGTAAATGTAGATTAGACTGGAATTTCACAAACCGAGTGAGAGTAAGGAATCTCAAAGGTCATCGTCGCCTGCCACCCTGCCGTGCGGTCATCCCGGCTCTCTACAAACCTTGTAAGGCTCACGCTGGATGAGAGGGTCCAGTCCTCGCTTGGGTTGTTTGTGAGGCTTGAAATAAAGTCCTGTGCGATTTGCAGTTGGTCGCTTAGGACCTCATCTTCGTTATCCTGCCAACCCAACGTAGGGCTTCCCGAAACCACTCCGCCCATCGGCTTAATGGACTCAACACGGTCAGAAAAGTAAACCCCAACCACAAGGTCCAAAGTCCCAGCGTCAGTACTTGCAGACTGAACGTCCGCAAAAACGAGCGGATAGACGATGCGCTCACGGCTTGGGGTTCGAAGATTTATCGTGTTGTCCGTGCCTACCGCAAGAGGGTCGCCCGTCCCGAAGGAGTTTACTTGCGGATGGTTGTTGGCAAGGTCCAGCAGGGCTTGCTTGATTTTTATCCATGACATAATTCTGAAGTTTCAGTATGTTTTTTTTGTGCGCACCCATCGTCAGCAGTCATTACACGCCCCGAATTGACCGTAGGGGTAGGGGTAGTCAAGGTTGCTGATTCCCATCCTCCTGTTGCGGTCTAAGACCATCCCGGTGCGGTAGTTGGTAGCGTTCGGGTAAATGGTATCCAACGCAGAAGGTGGCGAGTTCCACAAGGGGTAGGCGTTGCGGTTCTCCATCAAGTACCGGGTAATGCGTTCGGAGTACCACTCGGCATCGTTCTTCACTTTGTCGGTCAGCCGGGTAATCTCTTCCATGCTCATTTGGGAGGATTCTTCGCTCGTTCTACGGACCATGCCCTTGTTCATGTACTTGAACGCTAAGACCATCGGGAGTTCGTAGTAAAGCCATTGAATCATTGCGGGTTGGATGTAGTCCTCCAGCAGCGTTTGGTTGAGCGCAGACGTTGAACCGCTGACGACCTGCGTAACCAATTCCCCATACAACGGAGAGCCAACGATGGGCTGAATCCGCATCTCCTGCACCTTGACAACCGTTGGACGTATCTGCGTGTAACTGACGTTCTCATTTATGATTGAGTTGTCCAGTAGCGTTTCTTCGCTGATAAAGAGTGCCTTCATGCCTTCGTGATTTTATTGCCTTTACGGATTACAAGTTGCTGCTCCCATACATGGCGACATTGGGGGCGATTCACTCCGCTGGGCGTGTGATACCAACCGCCTCTGCGATTCCAAACCGAGTAGCCCATTATCGCAGAAATCCCGTCGATGTCCTCACGAGTGTAGACCTTGCCCTGCCCGGCTAAGTCCAGCATCACCTTGCAGAACTCACGGCTTGAACCTTTGTCCTTGTTGCTGAAACCCGTGGCCCATGCGTACTTGTAGCGGACCTCCAGTACAGGCTCGGCCACTTCCTTTACGCCCTTGGGCAGGTTCTGCTCGGCAATCTTGTCGACGGCCCTGCTGATAGGGTAGCGGTCTTTGGTTATCAAGTAGGCGACCCGCTTGGCGACCTTGGATTTACTCACACCGAACTCCTTTGCCATTTCTTCAACCGATGCATCCCGGTTCTTCTTGCGATACGCCTCAATCTTGAGGTCCAATTCTTTTTCTTCTTCGCCCAGTTCGGCAAAGGCTAAACGGATGTTTTCGTCTATGTTGGAGTCAAACCGCATCGGCTTGGAGTGCATCACATGGTAATCGTCTGCATGGCATCCGAACTTGCTTGCAACCACTTCCAAGACTTTAAACTCTTCGTCGCCCCATCCGTAGTCCTCATCGTCATCTTGGCCCCAAGTCGGTTCGCTGAACTCTTGGGACTGAACGCCCAGCATCGTGTCAATCTCTTGAGCAGACAGACCGAATCCAGCCGAGAGCATAGTCCGAGCCATCTCCAACGTGATTTTGTCCTGCATGTACTGCCTGACGATTCGCATCAGGTTTTGATACTCACGGCCCGATAACTTCTTGATGTTGTCATTGCTCTGCAAGGCTTCCACGGCTTGCGGTTGCTCGTCGGGTTGGGGATTAGGTCCCACAACGTCGGCAGGCTTTTCCAAGGGTTGCAGACCTGCCTTTTCCCGAAGTTCGTCTTGGGTCATTATCTGCAAGAGGGCTTGTTCGCTTAGTCGCTCCGTGATAGGCTCAACGGGGATAAGTTCCATACCCTCAACGCCATTGAAGGATCCGAGGTAGTTAATCATCCGCTCAACCTTGCGCACCCGGTCGTTGACGTAGGTGGCCTTGAATAGTTCGTAAGCCTCGACCAATTCGTTGCGTCCACCCAATTGGCCTTCGGTCTTTACCCCGAAAAGCATCGGGTTGGTTACACGGTGGGCGATGAATATCTCTTGCTGGATTGATTTGTTTAATACCTCGAACTGCTTGTCCATATCGGACGGAGTCAGCGGTTCAAGTGTCGGGGCATTCGCTGCTTCATCGTTGAATGTAACCACGAAGCGACCAGCGTTGTCGGTTCCCGAAAACTTGCGTTTGATTTGCCTCTCAATGTCGCCCTGTTCTTCGGGGGTCGGGATGCCGTTGTTGAAGTTAATCAAGTAACCGCCCCAAAAGTTGTTGCGGAGGTTGTTGTTGTGGAAGTTCGCCACCTGCACATCTGCTTCAATCCATGCGTTCCCTCCGATGTATTCGGGAAGCGGGTAGTGTTTCACGCCTGCTGCGTACACACGATAGTAGAACAACTGCTTTCCGAGGCGGTTCTCCGGGTCGAATGCAGGGATTTTCTCGATGTCCCCGACCTTGGGGAACAACTGCATCATGTCGTCGTTGTACCAGTCAGCAACTTGGAACATCTTTTCTTCCTTGTCCACCCTGATTTTCTCGAACGGGACGTGCTCCATCTTGGCGATGGTCCCAAGTTTGGACCAAGTAACCTCAACCGCAAAGCCGTTGAATAGTTCTAAGTCAAGGACCAGTTTCTCCGTGATGTCGTTCAGGTCCTCGGTGCTGGACATTCCATCGAAAAACTTGATGAAGCGGGCTTGTTGCTCCACGGTCAAGTCATCCCCTGCCTGCCAGCCTCCGCCCATGATGTAGTTGACCTTACCATTCACGATAGCGTTGTGCTTGGACGACCTGCGGTAGTTGTCAAGGAGGTAGTAAGGGTACTCGTTCGCAAAGCCGTAGGTGATGTACTTGCCGGAGCGATTCTCCAACATCACAGGGACCTTGTGTTCTATCCCCAACCATTGGGTGAAGTGTTGCGTTGACTTGCTCATAGGGTGTGAACTGTGAATGAAAGGGCTGAAATCGTGATACTTGCACCGCTTGAAATTGCGTTGACGTAGATGGCAAACTCGTCGTTGACCGAACCTTGCAAGACGGTTTCCGTAAATACCGCATGGCCGTTGTTGTGGCCCGTTGTAATCTCGATCATTGACTGGTCAATCGTTGTACCGTTCTTAGCGATATAGACCTTGATTTGGTGGTTGTTGCCCTGTGCCAAGACCATAGACGCAGCGATGCGAAGGGTCGCATTTGTTGTGCCTGTGTAGGTCAGCGAGTTGGTGGTTCTTGAAAAATTGTAGGTTGACAAAACGCCTGATTTCATCGTACTTGTCAACTTGACTCTTTGACCTTGCGTTGGCGTGAAGGCCGTGTCGGTATCGAGGTAAAGGTTTGCAAAGCCTCGTTCCCGGTTAAGCGTTGCGGTGTCAGCAAGGTCGTCGAATAGGCCACCAACACGGGATGCGGTGTTGGCCCCGGCAGCGGTTTCGTTGGTAATGGTAGCAGCACTCGCTTGGAGGTCGCTTCGTGTTTGTACGCTCATTATGCGAAAGTTGAGTCAAAGGTTGAATCGAATACCCTCACGCTGGATGCGAGGAAGGTGTTGTAAGTAATTGTGTTTGCGTAGGTATTGAAGCCTACCGTTGCGGTTTGTACAAAAGCCAAGCCCGTTTCAACGACCGCAAAAGCAGCGGCAACCGTGCTATTGGTATCGTAAACTTCATATTTATAGGAACCCGTTTCAAGCGACCCCACGGCAATCGAAAATTGGTCATAGCGGTTAGTATAGTTGGAAAGGTTGGCAGATTTCAGCAGGGTGAAATCGGTCGTGGTGTTCTTGGCAATGCTCGTGAGTCGCAGGATGTAGCGGTCCCCCGTGCTGGCTCGCTCGGTCCAAGTAACCGTCAGGATGTTGGTCGTGTCAGGGTTCAGGTAAAGCATCTACCCCTAAATGTACCGACCGCGCTTATTTCACAATTTGCGCCCGATATGCCTATACAACTCGGCCCGCTTCTTGGCGGTTTCGGCCACGTTGAATTGCTTCTTGATGTCCCGTGTGAGGTTGTCAGCCAAGCCCTTGCGAAGGTCGGGGTCAAGGATTAACTGCTTGATATATTTGTACCAGTCCTTTGGCTTGTTGTAAGGCACAAGAAACCCGTTCTCTCCGTGTCGGATGACATCGGTGTAGGGGATGGTTTCGGATGCGATGATGGCCTTGTTCATCCACCCTGCCTCGACCACCTTCAACTCGGACTTGAGTTTGTTGAACTTGGTATCTCGGAGCGGTGCAAGGGTTACGTTCACGAAGTTGTAGCCCCCGACGTAGGAGTAAATATCCGCTGCTTGAATGCGTCCGTAGTTCGGGTTATTCCCTTGGTCGCTGATTATCTTCTCGTAGCCTTCATAGACAGGATTATTATCGTTCCAACCTCCCAAGTAGAGGCGGTACTTGCCATCCAAGTTTGCATCCCAGCGTAACTTCTGCATACCCTCACGGAGCAGTTCCATGTCCTCTCCGTGCTGCGCACCTCCGAACCAACCGAACTTGACGAGGTGCTTGTCGGGTTCTTCTTCAGGGTTGGGGATGAACTGTTGGTAGGCTTCGTATGGCTCGTTCTGCAAGATGCTCACATTCGCATTTAGAGGCCGTATGCGAGAGGCAAGGTGTTCGGTGGTACAAGTTACCCAGTCAGCCAATTTGATGTGCTTACGAATCACGTCAGCGAGTTTGGTTTGGTGATAGTGGCGATACATGATGTGGCCCGATTCAAGCACCCAATA